CCCGCCGCGCCTGCCGCCCCGGCGGACGAGGTCGCGGCGCTGCGGGCCGCGCTCGAGGCCAAGGACGGCGAGATCGCCGCGCTGACCGCCCGGCTGCGCGACGCCGAGCTGAGCCCGGCCCGGCTGGATGAGGCGGTGGCCGCCCGCGCCCTCCTGCTGGCCGAGGCCCGGCGGATCGGCGGAGAGACGCTGGCGGTCGAGGGCCGCGGTGAAGCCGAGATCCGCCGCGCCGCCGTGGCCGCCCGGATCGGCGACGCCACTGTCCGCGCCATGAGCGACGCCGCGATCGAGGGCGCCTTCCGGGTGCTGGCCGCCCCGACCGGTCCCGCGGGCCCGGCGGGCCCCGCCCGGCCCGACCCGCTGCGGCAGGTCCTGGCCGAGCGGCCGGTCTCGGGCGACGCCCGGGCCGAGGCGCTGCGCCGGCGCGACGCCCGCCTGACCGGTGCCTGGAGAACCACCGCTTCCACTGCGGCTTGAGTGTCCGTTCCGGAACTCTACTCCGACGGCCATCTGACGCGGTTTTCTCCGCTTCCGGTGCTCACGGACTCGAACGTCCGCTGCGCGCCGGGTCTCGAAAACCACGCCAGCTGACTCGTCGGAGCGACTTCCGAAACGGACACCCGCCGCCACCCACTGCAGCAAGGAGAGACGGACATGGCCGTCGTGCAGAACAGCTACAGCGAGACCATGCGCCCGGCCGTCGCCGGCATGGTCGCCAACCTGACCAATGCCGATGCCGACACCCGCATCGTCGAGACCGCCGCCGGCATCGGCTTCGGCCTCGCCGTCGGCCAGGGTGCCGCCGCCAAGGGGGCCGTGCTGGGCGCCGCCGCGGCCGCCGGCTTCGTCGGCATCTCGATCCGCGACGTCGTGCTCGACCCGCGCGACGGCGACATCTACCGGCAGGGCGCCAGCAGCGCCGTCCTGACCGAGGGCGACATCTGGGTGGTGACCGGCGGCGCCGTCGCGGCCGGCGACAACGTCGTGTTCGAGGCCGCGACCGGCATCCTGTCCAGCCTGCCGGCCGATGCCACCCATTTCGCCATCGCCGGCGCCCGCTGGATGACCGGCGCCGCCAATGGCGGCCTGGCCGTGGTGCGCCTGGGCGGCGCGCTGCCCTCGGTCTGATCCAGACCTTCCGATCGCCCAGCCCTTCGAAGGAGCCTTCCATGTTCGCATTCGACGCCCAGCAGGCGCTGGGCTTCCTCGTCTCCCAGACCGCCAGCATCGAGGCGCAGGTCTACGAGATCCAGTATCCCGACATCCAGTATCCGGCGCTGCTGCCGGTCGACACCTCGGCCAATCCCTGGGCCAAGAGCGTCACCTTCTTCTCCACCGACAAGGTCGGCCAGGCCGACTGGATCAATCACCAGGCCAAGGACATCCCGCTCGCCGATGTGGAGCGCGCGCAGCACGATCATCCGATCGAGATGGCGGCGATCGGCTACCGCTATACGCTGCAGGAGCTGGGCCAGGCGATGATGGTGCCGGGCACCAATCTTTCGGCGGATCGGGCCGCGGCAGCCGTCCGCGCCTATGAGGAGTTCATGGACGGCCTCGCCCTGCGCGGCGTGCCGCCGAACGGCGTCGTCAAGGGCTGGACCGGCCTGATCAACGACCCGAACGTCACCGCGGGCCCTGTCCTCAATGACGGCAGCGGGGCATCGACCCTGTGGGCCGACAAGACCCCCGACCAGATCCTGCGCGACATCAACGCCCTGCTGACCGGCGTCTATCAGGGGTCGCTCACGGTGGAGATGGCGGACACGCTGCTGCTGCCGGTGGCCCGGTTCACCGCCCTGGCCGACACGCCGCGCAGCGGCTTCTCCGACACGACCATCCTCGAGTATCTGCGCCGCAACAACACCTACACCGCGATCACCGGCGCGCCGCTGACGATCCGGGCCGTGCGCGGGCTGGAGAATGCCGGGGCCGGCAACGCCGCGCGGATGGTCGCCTATCGCCGCGACCCGCAGGTGGTCCGGCTGCACCTGCCGATGCCGCATCAGTTCCTGGCGCCGTCGCCGTCCGGTCCGCTGTCATTCGACGTTCCGGGCATCTTCCGCACCGGCGGGGTCGAGATCCGGCGTCCGAAGGCCTTCCGCTACGCCGACGGCATCTGAGCGGGAGAACGGCCATGCGCGTCACCAACATCTCGCCCGGGCCGCGCTTTCTGCATGCGCAGGGCGAGGCGCGGCTGCTGGAGCCGGGCGAGACCGCCGAGCTCGAGCTGAGCGCGGCGGAGGCGGCCGGCGTGCGGCGGCAGGTCGAGGCCGGGGTGCTGGCCTGGGCCGAGCCGCCGGCTGCAGCAGGGCCGAAGGTGGTGAACCGAGGGTTCGGCCGGCACTACATCATCGGTGCCGGCGGCGATGTCCTGGCCGGCCCGATGCGCAAGGAGGAGGCCGCGGCGGAGCTGGCCCGGCTTCTGGGGCAGGGAGGCTGACGATGGACGAACCGACCCCCGCCGATCTCAAGGTCCGCTTCCCGGGCTTCGCCGCCGTCGCCGACGTCGTGGTGCAGTCGGCGCTTGACGAGGCCGCGCTGCAGGTTGGTGCCGACTGGGCCAGCGAGGCCGATGCCCGGCTCGGCCGGCTGCTTCTCGCCGCCCATATCCTGACCCTGGACGGGCAGGGCAGTGGCGCTGAGGCCGCAGCGGCTGCCGCCGGTGGGTTCCGCCGGATGCGCAGCGGCGCGCTGGAGCTGGAGCGCGCCGACACGGCCGATGCCGGCCCCGGCGCACTGGGCTCGACCGGCTACGGCCGCCGCTTCGTCGAGCTGATGCGGCGCAACGTTCCGGCCGTGACGGTGGTGTAGCCGTGAGCGGCAAGTCTGGAACCCTTGCTCTTTCAGGGAGGTCCCCAATGCCCCTGCTCGATGGCGCCATCCGGGCGGTGTTCGGCGCCGCCTTCGCGCCGCTGCTGGCCGACGGCACGCTGCATGTCGCGGCCAAGGATGCGGACGGCCAGGTGATCCTGCCGCCGGTCTTCGCCGATATCCCGGTCAAGGGCCACCGCGACGAGGTCGGCGACCGGCAGCGGGCCGATTGGGGCATCCCCGACCGGGCGACTCGGCTGGTCGTGCTACAGGCCGGTGTCGTATCGGAGCCGACGCCGGACGACGAGATCACCCTGGCCGGCGGCCGCTGGCGGATCGGCGCGGTCGAGCGCGACCCGGCCGGTGCCGCCTGGATCCTGACCGGGATGCCCGCCCGATGACCCGCGTCATCGGCGTCGACCAGCATCTCCGGCAATTGACGCAAAGGGCCAAGGCCGTCCGCCGGGAGGTCGGCAAGGCCGTGGCGGCTGCGGCGGAGCTGGTCGCAGCGGAGGCGGTGGCCAGCATCACCGCCGACTGGATCAGCGGGCCGGACCATGTCCCGTCCGATCCGGGCGAGCCGCCGAATGCCGATACCGGCCGGCTGCACCGCGCGATCGCAGTCGTGCGCCGGGGAGATCTGTCGGCCGACGTGGTCTCGGCCGCGCCTTATGCCGATCTCGAATTCGGCACCGCCCGCGTGGCGGCGCGTCCCTATCTGCGACCGGCCACCGCGAAGAAGCGGCAGGACGCGGTCGCGCTGATCGTCCAGGCCGTCCGGCGAGGCCGGGCGGTCGACTGAGGCCCGTCATGCCGCGGGTTTGCTCCGCAGGGAGGTTGAACCATGCCCTGGTTCCGTTTCACCGCCGATTTCGACTTCCGGCCGTCGCGGCGCCTGACCCTGGCCTACAGGGCGGGGGCGACGCTGCTGGTCCCGACTGCCGCGGCGGAAGCGGCGGAGGCCGCCGGCGCCGGCCGGCGAATGCCCAAGCCGAGCCCGCGGGCTGAGGACGGCCATGAGCGGCCGTGACCTGTCCGGCCCGCTGCGCCGCGCGGTGGTCGCGACGCTGCAGGCCGATCCCGGCGTAGCCGCGCAGGTCGGCACCCGGGTCTACGACTATGTCTCGACGGTGCCGGCCTATCCGTTCCTGCGCTGCACCACGATGATCGCATCGCCCTGGGAGGCGACGGGCGCCATCCGCGGCAGCCTGGTCCGGCTCCAGGTCGATGCCTTCACCAAGGGCTACGGTCGGGTCTCGGCCGAGCCGCTGGCGGCCGCCGTCGTCGCGGCGCTGGACGAGGCCGAGCTCGCGCTTCCCGAGGGCTTCCTGGTGTCGCTGCAATGGCGGCAGACCCGCATGCTCGACGACCCGGCGGAGCAGGGCGTCACCCATGGCGTGATCGAGTTCGAGAGCATCGCGGCGGCATAGCGCCGTCGCTTCATCCCATGCCGCTCGCCGGCATGCCCGGCCCCGCCACAGCGCGGGGTCTTTTCGTTCGAGGAGATCCCGATGGCCCAGGCCAAGACCTTCCGCTTTTCCGACGTCATGATCCTGCTCGGCGACGGGGCGACCCCGGCCGAGGTCTTCGCCGCGCCCTGCGGCCTGACCGAGCTGGGCATGACCATCGCCAGCGACACCAATGAAAGCATCATCCCGGACTGCGACAACCCGGACGATCCGGCCTGGAAGATCACCGACATTACCGCCCTGCAGATGACGCTGAGCGGCCAGGGCGTGCTGGACCGCGCCGCCCGCAAGACCTGGGAGGACTGGGCGTTCGGCGGCACCGAAAAGACCGTCCGCTGGGTCTACGACGTCACCGCGGCGGATTTCGGCGGCTACTACCAGGCGCCGGCGATCCTGACCAGCTACCAGGTCACCGCCCAGCGTGGGCAGCGGGCGACGGTGCAGATCGCGATCACCCTGAACGGCAAGCCGGCCTGGACGGCGGCCGCCTGATGGCCGGGCAGCCGAATATCGCCGCCGAGGTCGAGCTGGCGTGGGCGGACGGTACCTATCTGTTCGCCCTCAAGCTGAAGCAGATCGAGGAGCTGCAGCGGCTCTGCGGCGCGGGGCTGGGCGAGATCGCCCAGCGCCTGCTGGTCCAGCGGCGCTGGTATGCCGGCGATGTCGTGGAGACCATCCGGCTGGGCCTGATCGGCGGCGGCCTGCCGGCAGTGCGGGCGCGGGAGCTGGTCGACACCTATGTCGACGGCTGTCCGCTGGCCGATCCGCGCGACCCGGCGAACCCCCTGGCGACGGCGCAGGCGATCATCATGGCCGCCTATTTCGGCGTCGCCGAGGCGGCGGAGGAGCCGGAGGGAAAAGCCGAGGCCGCGGCGGGCGACGGGACGGATGGATCGACGTCGCGGCCTTCACCGGGCAAGCCTTCGCCCTCGGCCTCTCGCCGCTCGACATCGGCCGCATGAGCCTGGCCGAGTTCCTGCTGGCCGGCCGGGCCTATGCCAGGACCGTGGATCCCGCCGGTGCCCCGGCCGCGGCACCGCCGACCGACGACGCCTTCGACGAGATGCTGGCGAAGGCCCGGGAAACCGGGTTTCTCGCGGGATGAGGGCCGAGGCCATCAGTGTCGGCAGATCGCCTCCACTGCGTCGGCGGCGGCGGAGATCTGCGCGATCCGCTCATCCGAGCCCTCATTGAGGGCGTCGCTCACCGCGTGGAACCGGCCGGCGATCGTCTCGAGGGAGGCCTTCAACTCCGGACTTATTGTTTTCGCCATGGTGAGCTGCAGGATCAGGGCGGCAACCTGGGCCGCGTGCAAACTCGCTGCCTTGACCTGTTGGAGGGAGGCGATCTGCGCGGTGATGCCGGCGTTGATCCCGAGGGAGAGCGCTTGGCACTGCTGCGGGGTTTGCCCGGCGGCCGGCAGAGACACGGCGGCCGCCAGCAGGATCGCGGGCATAGCCATTCGGTGTCGTCTAAAGTTGTGCATTCGTAAATTAATCCCCCCAAAATAGAACCGAACTGTCTCACATTCCCACCCGCGGGTCGAGGCCTCTCCGGCTGATCGAAAGCGGTCGCCTCGACGGCTGACGCAGCGCGCCGACCTTTAAATCCTATCCAGCGTCCCACACGTCCCGGCCGGATGTCGAGCCCGGGTCCAGCTTCGAGGTGCCCATGGCCGTCACCGCCGACCAGATCACCGTCGAGATCACGGCGGTGTACGAACAGTACGAGCGGACGATGGTCCAGGTCGCCGCCGTCACCAGCCGCAACATGGCGGCGGCCGAGGACTCCGCGAAGAAGGGCGGCGATGCGATCGAGAAGGCGCTCGAGAAGGCGGCGTCCCGGCTGCCCGGGCTGATCAAGAACCTGGCCGAGGGCCAGAACGCGCTGCATCTGTTCCTGCAGGAAGGGGCAGAGTTCCTGTCGATCTTCGGGGTCTGGGGAACGGTGCTGGGAGGCGCGGTCGGAGCGGTCGACGCGATCGCGGGCGCCATGGGGGCGTATGAGACGGCGGCCGATCGCGCGGCCGCGGCGCAAAAGGCCTTCGACCAGGCCATGCGGGACACCAAGGGAATCCTGACCGAATCCGAGCAGGCGGCGGTCGATCTCGCCAGTGGCCTCAGCCTGGTCGAAAAGGGGCTGCTGGCGACCGCAGCCCAGGAGATCGACGACGCCATCCGGGCCCAGCAGGACCAGCTTGATGATCTGCGGGATTCGGCCAAGGGCGCCGCCGGTGTCCTGCGATATGCACTATCCGACAAGATCAAGGCCGGCGTCGCGACGCCGGAGGAGCAGGAGGCCGACCGCATTGCCTCGGACCTGCAGAACGGGATCCCGCAAACCTCCGCACAGTTCGATGCGCTGCTTGCCAGATTGCGCGAGCTGAGGCCGAGCCTGACCGATGCCGGGCGGGAAACCGGCTCGCTGGCCACCGAGTTGGCCCGGGTCAGCAACGCGGCGGCGGGAGTCGAGACCAAGACCGCAGTTTCGATCAAAGTCCAGGAGCGGATGGCGGTGGTCCATAAGGAGGGCGCCGAAGCCGCCGACGGCGCCGGGCAGGCGGCGCAGAATCTGGGGCTGAAATTCGGCGGTGCGGCAGACCGGGTTCTGACCCTGGCCGAGGCGCTGAAGGTCTTCAGCAGCGAGGCCACCCAGGCCCGCTCGGCCGGCGTGCAGGCCGGCGTCGATCTCGACAAGCTCGAGCAGCGGATCCTCGCCGAGACCGAAGCGTACAGGAAAGGCAAGGATGCCGTCGACGCCCGCAACGATTCGCTGGTCGTGGAGAAGGTTCGCAGCGAGGCGCTCGCCGCCGCGCAGAAGAGCGGTCTCGGCGTCAACGATGCCAAGGCCGAGGCTGATCGCATCGCGGCTGAGGAGCGGACCAGGCTGCAGGAGCGGAAGGCCTATGAGGAGCGCGAAAGGGTGCGGCGCGCGACCAGCGTCGGGGCGCCGCGCAGCACGGGCGTCGCCGCGGCGCCGGATGCGGGGGCAAACGACCCGGTGGCCGGTCTCCGGCAGCAGGCCGATCTCAACGAGCGGCTTCTCCTGGTCTACCAGCGGGGAGCCGACGCGCAGGCGGCGATGAGGGCGCAGGTCGAGGCGCTGAACAGCGCCCGGCAACGCGGGCTCGAACTCGGCACCGCCGAGCACGCCCAGTACGTCCAGCGCTACGAGGACGAGGCGGCACGCAAGCGCCGGAGCGATCAACTGCTCGCCGATTACGCCAAGGCGGACCAGCTGGTCGAGGGCGCGATGACCAGCCAGGAGAAGTACGAGGCTGCGAAAATCGAATATGCGCGCCTGCATAAGGAAGGGGCGTTCACCGACGCCGAATACTCGCGGGTGCTGGAGAAACTGAACCTGGAGAACCAGGGCTATGTCGAAGGCATCCAGGCGATTGGGCAAGCGATCCAGAACGGCATACAGGGCGCCACCAGCTTCTTCGACGCGCTGACCAAGGTCGGGATGGCGCTGGCGCAGATGCTGCTGCAGGCGGCGCTGTTCGGGGGCGGGCCGCTCGGCAAGGCGTTCGGGAGCCTCACCGGCTTGAGCGGCGGCCTGCTCGGCCTCGCCTTCGGCGGCGGCGGTGGCGTCGACTATGACGGCGGGACCGGCCTGGGCCCGATTGGCCCGAGCGGGATCGCCGGCCACGCCGCCATGGGCGGCCAGGCCCTGCCGGGCCGGCTGTACGAAGTTGGCGAGACCGGCCGGGAATGGTTCGCCCCGTCCGTGCCCGGCCAGGTGATCCCGAACCACGTCATCAAGGCGGCGGCCGGGGGTGGCGGCGGATCGAGCCAGCCGATCACCTTCAACATCTCCATGGCCGGCGCCAATGGCGACCGCACCATCGCCGAGATCGCCGCGGCGGCGGTCAAGCGCGGCCTGACCAGCGTGCCCGAGATCAACCGCCAGCACCGGATCCGCTTCGCATGAGCACGCCCATGATCATCTATGACTGGCCGGCGGCCCTGGTCGCCAATGCCGAGACCTTCCGGATCGACGCGCGCACCCGCTCCGGCGGCGAGACGGTTGCCGGCCGCGAGCAGGTCGTGACGTCCAAACTGGGCCGGTGGGTGGCGACGCTGACCGTGCCGCTGCACACGCCGGCCAAGATCCGGGCCATGCGGTCGCTGCTGGCCCGACTCGACGGCCGGACCAACGCGGTGCGCGTCGGCCCTTGCGACTGCCGCAACGGCAACCGGCTGATCCCGACCGTCGGCGGGATCCCCTATGATGACGACAGCCTGCATTCCGACGGCGCCGGCTTCATGCAAGGCGGCGTGCTGCCAGTGATCGCGAAAGGCAAGGCGGCGGCGGCTGGAGACACCCAGATCACGATCGAGAACGGCTCGACGCGGATGCCGGTGCTGGAGGGGTCGTTCCTCGGCGCCGGCGGCTGCCTCTACGTCACGGTCGGCGCCACCGCGCTTCCCGACGAAAAGACCCTGCTCGACATCCGGCCGAAGCTGCGGACCGCGCTGGCGGAGGGCGCGGCCGTGGACTGGTGCCATGGCCGTGTGCGGATGCGCCTGACGGCCGACGACAGCGGCGCCTTCGAGCTGCAACTCGCCCGCACCGGCACGGCGACGCTGGACCTCGTGGAGGTGTGGTGACATGGCCTTCTTCCCACCCCCTCTGCCGACTATCGAGGATCCGATCCGCGCCCAGGCGCGGGGCCAGCATGTGGTCTGCGCCCTGTTCGTGACCTTCGCCTTCAACGGCGGCACCCTGCAGGTGTGGGAGGGCGACGGGCCGACCAAGCGCGGCGGTGTCGACTGGATCGGCATGGGGCAACGGGTCGACGGCAGTGGCAATCCGCTGCAGTCGATCGACGGGCTGGAGCAGGCGGCCAACGGCACGGCGCCGCAGCTCAGCCTGAGGTTGAACGGCGTCGACTCCACGGTCGTGACGGCGGCCAAGAGCGCGGTCCCGGACGAGATCGAAGGACGTGATCTGACGGTGCAGATCGGGTTCTACGACGCCACCATCCCGGGGGGCCTGGTGCCGCTCGGCGATCTTCTCACGCTCGGCATCTGGACCATGCAGAAGCCCAGCTTCACCGCGACCGGCCCGACGCTGCGGACCATCACGCTGCCCTGCGAGACGCTGTTCGCGCAGCGGAGCAGGGCGCCGTTCGGCATGCTGACCGACCGGGACCAGCAGCGCCGCTTTCCAGGCGACCTCGGCTGCCAGTTCCCGCCGAAGCTCGTCGACCGCGACGTGGCGTGGCCGCGTCACTGACCCAGGAGGCACCCATGCAGTTCGATGAACTGTGCGCCGTCGTCGGCGCATTGCGGGACCGTGTCGCCGAATTGGAGGCCAAGGAGGAGGCGCGGGCCGAGCGCGAGGCGAAGTCCGTCGCGACCGGCAGCGGTCTGCCCGGCAACCAGCGCCACCTGGGCGGCGGCAGGCCGATCAGCGTGGCGGACCGCAACCGGCTCTCCTGATGTGCTCGCTTCTTGCCGACCTCGCCGCCCATCAGCGTGTGGGCAACACGACGCCGTTCGTGCTCGGGAGAATGGACTGCAGCCTGTGGGCGGCGGACTGGGTGCTGAAGCAGACCGGCGTAGACCCGGCGGCCACCTGGCGCGGCGCCTACGGCACCGAGCGCGAGTACATGCGGCTGCTGCTGGCCGAAGGCGGCCTGGTCCGCGTCGCCGCGCGGGCCGTGACGCGCATCGGCGCACGGCACGTCGCGCCGGCGGATGCCCAGCCCGGCGACATCGGCATCATCGTGACCGAGAGGGGCCCGGCGCTTGCGATCCGCGGGCAGCTCGCCTGGATGGCGAAGACCGGCGACCAGCTTTCGACCACGCCGCACGCTTCCTTCGCGTGGAGGATCTGACCGAATGGCGAAGGCAATCCCGCTCGTCCTGGGCGCCGCAGCAATCGTAGCTACTGGCGGAGCCGCCATACCGGCCGTCGCTGCCGCCGCGGGCACGATCGCCGGCTTCAGCACGCTCAGCGTCGTTTCTGTCGGCCTGTCGATCGCCGGCACCCTGGCGCAGACGCTGCTGGCCGAGCAGCCGCCGAAGCCGAAGATGCAGGACGGCGACGTCAGCATCAAGCAGGCGATCCCGCCGCGGACGCGCATGTATGGCCGGCAGCGGCTGGGCGGCGTGTTCCTCTACTACGACAGCACGAGCGATGGCGATCTCAAGACCCTGATCTGCCATTGCGCCCATGAGGTCGACGACAGCACGGAAGGCAAGCCGAACCCGGAAGAGGACTGGCTGAACGACGAGCGGGTCCAGCTCGACGACGGGATCGTCACCGACGATCCGTGGGGCGAGTTCGAAGTCGTCACGATCGTCCATTGGCTTGGCTCGCCGGACCAGACGATCGCCGACATCGACGATGAGTTCTGGACAGCAGCTCACCGCGGGCGCGGCCTGTGCTGCTCCTACGTCAAATATGCCGACCTCAAGGACGAGGATCAGATCAAGGTCTTCCCGTCCGGGCCGCCCCCCTACCGGACGGTGCTGCGGGGCGCCAAGGTCTTCGATCCGCGCGAGGAGGGGACCGGGCCCGGCGACCAGAAGATCGATGACGAGACGACCTGGACCTGGTCGGACAACGCAGCGCTGGTGGTCCTGGACTACATGACGCGCCTGGAGCGGGGAGTCCCGGTCGGCTTCGGCGTCGCCCTCGATCGGATCAACCTGGACAGCTTCGCGGCCGCGGCCGACATCTGCGACCAGGAGATTCCGCTGAAGGCCGGCGGTGTCGAGCCGCGCTGGCGGGCCTGGGGCGCCTATGAGCTGACCGAGGACCGCAAGGCGGTGCTGCAGGACCTGCTCGACGCATGCGGCGGCCGGATCATCCAGGGACCCGACGGCAAGCTCGGCCTGACCGTTGGCGCCGGCCCGTATCGCGCGACGGGAGGCAATACCGAATGGACCGTGCCGGATGGCGCCCCGGCGGCGGTGACGCTGACCGAGGAGCACATCCTCGAATGGGACCTGAACCAGGGCAAGCCGGCGATCGAGCGCATCAACGAAGTGCGGGCGACCTATGTCAGCCAGGCGTGGGAATGGGCGGAGACCGAGGCCGGCATCCAGCTCGACCAGGCGGCGATCGACCGCAACGGCGTCGAGAGCAGCCAGATCAAGCTGCGCTTCGTTCCGTCCGAGAGCCAGGCCCAGCGCGTCGCCAGGGAGGTCTTGAGGCGCGGCAATCCCTCGCATACCGGCCGCATCCGGACGACGCTCGCCGGGCTCGATGCGTGGGGCGAGCGGTGGATCCGGCTGCAGATCGCCGAGCTCGACATCGACGCGCTGTTCGAGATCACCGGCATGAGCCTCAACCAGGCCGACATGACGGTGAGCCTGGAGGTGACCAGCTACGACGGCTGGTGGGAGTGGACTGCGCAGACCGACGAGCAGGACCCGGCCGTGCCGCCGTCGGACGGCGGCGACGATGCCGAGATGCCGGTGCCGAAGAAGGTCGCGGTCACGATCGCGCACAGGCTCTACAACATGCAGATGCCTGTCGCGGTCGGGGTCGTCACCTGGGATCCGCCGCCCCGGTCGGTCTATGTGGCGAAGGCCCGCTATCGGCCGGTGACCGATCCCGTCTCCCCGTGGCAGCCGCTGCCGGTGGCGCAGGACGACAACCAGGTCGAGACCTTCCCGCTGGAGGACGGCACGGCCTATGAGGCGCAGGTGCGCTTCATCGGGCCGCGTGGATCGGGCAGCGACTGGTCGACGCCGCCGGCGAGCTTTGCCGCTGTGGCCGATCCGGTGGCGCCCCTGTCGCCGACCAGCCTGACGGCCCAAGCGAATACGCCTGCGGTCGGGCAGGTGACGGTCTCCGCCAAGGCGCCGAACGACCCGAAGCACCTCTCGCTGCGCTTCTACCGAAACGGCAGCAACACGTTCGGACCAGGCAGCGGCGCCACGCTGATCAATGGGCCGCTGTACTGCGCGCCGCTGTCGACACAGAGCCATGTCGAGACGGTCGCGCCAGGCGACTGGTGGTACTTCGCGACCTCGGCCAACTGGAGCAACGTCGAGAGCGTCCCGGCGGGCGGCGTGGTGGCGGAGGTATCGCCCGCGGCGCTGGCGATCACCAGCCCGGCAGGGCCGATCGGCAGCTACGACAAGCGGCCCGTGGTGGCCGGCAACGGTGCTGTGGCCGGAGCGTCGATCAAGCTCTACGCCAATGCCGTCCAGGTCGGCACCGCCACGGCAGCCGGCGACGGCAGCTGGACGGCCACGCCGTCGACCGATCTGGGCACCGGCGCCAACGCCATGACGGCGACGCAGACCGTCGGCGGCAACGAGAGCGTGGCGTCGGGCTCGGTGACGATCACGATCGTGGCGATCGACGCTGATGCGTGGGCCTATATCACCGCGATGACGGCGCGGCCGACCTATGCCCGGCAGACGCTGATCAAGGATCTGGTCGAGAGCCTGAAATCGGCCGGGGTGTGGGCGAAGCTGGACGCGCTCTATCTGCTGGCGGCGCATGACACGCAGGCCGCGCGGTTGAACGCGAAGGCACCGGCGACCTTTGCGCTGACGGCCGTGTCGTCGCCGGCGTTCACTGCGGACCGCGGCTACACCGGGACAGGCTCTGGGGTCACGCCGGGCGGCTATCTCTCAACCGGATTCAACCCTTCAACCGCCGGCGGCCACTACGGGCTCAACGACGCTCACCTCGCGGTCTGGGTCCGCACCGCGTCGAGCTCAACCACCAACGGCGCCATGTCGGAGATCGGCAACGGCCAAGCCTTCATCAGCAGCAAGAACGCCACCGCCGGCCAGATCGTCACCCGACTAAACGACAATGTCTCAACTGGCGTCGCGGCCGGCACGCCGAACTCCACCGAGTTCTTCTGCCTGTCGCGGGCCGGATCAGGCGCCTATTCGCGCTACCACAACGCCATGTTGCTCGGCGACCTGTCGCAGGCCAGCACATCCATCTTCAACGACCTCTTCTATCTGCTGCGCCGCGGCACGACAACTTACAGCGACGCTCAGATCTCGGCGGCGTCTATCGGCGGCGCGCTGACGCCGGCGGAAGAAACCGCCCTCTACAATGCCAAGCACGCCTACCTAGTCGCCGTCGGCGCCGCCTGACATTTCGCCGCCCTGGCGGAATTACATGACAACCTGATGGAGCGATGCCGTTATGGCCACCCCGAACGTCGACGAGATCTGGGCGGACTACAACCCCGACGGCTCGACTCATGAGCCGAACAAGGTGGATGTCCGCCGCTGGGGCCGGTTCCTCGAGGCCATCACCACTGCCGCCGGCATGGAGACCTATCCCAACAAAGTGGCGATGGATGCCGACCTGACGCAGGCGGATGGCCAGCCGGCGCTGCTGTGGTCCGATCCGACCCCGGCCAACAACTTCCCGACCGTCTGGGTCTACAACGACGCCACCAACAGCTGGATCGCCGGCACCGATCGTATTCAGTCGCTGAAGGATCTCGTCGACCTGATGCACGCTACCATGCGTCGGGTCGTGGTGCTGTCGAACGAGATCATCATCGACCGTCTCAACGTGCTCGGCGGCGGCACCTGGCAGGTCTACATCCCGCGCGCGATCTTTATCGACACCCCAGGCGCGACGGCGAGCAACATCACGGCCGCCAACGCCGACAGCATCGAAAAGCCCGGCTGGTGCAAGCTGACGATCCCCACGACCCCGACATCCTTACGGAGCTTCGTCTACCTCGACCGGGCCGACAACACCTTCAAAATCAGCGGCGCGACCGGCGGCGACTTCACGCTGCCGACGACGGGGGTGGATCAGATCGTCCCGATCATCACATTTCCGGCCACGAGCGCCGGCTATTGTCGCCATACCAGGCCCGCGACCTCAGCCCGGCCAGCCAGACCACGGGCTTCGCGCCGTTGACGCCGATGGTCCACAGCCGGGCCGAGAACAAGGTGCTGATCCCCAGCGCCACGGTCCGCAGCGAGACGGCGATCTTCAGCCACACGGTGGCGGCGACCGACCGCTACGAGACCTTCGACACGACGGCGTCGAACACCGCCATCATCACCTATTGGTGGGACTTCCGGACTGGCGTGAATCAGTACAAGGCCACCGTCGGCGGCGCCACGCCATTCCAGGTCGACCCGACGACCGGCATCCTGATCGGCTGGAGCTGGGGCGGCGAGTTCTTCTCGCCCTGGCCGCACATCGGCCGCATGGGGCAGGGGCTTGGCAAGAACGACTTTGCCTGGGGCAAGGGCGACCGTCTGCTGTCATCTCCCTTCGTGTGGGAGAACAAGCCATCGCGGCTGGAGATGGTCGACGTGGCCGACGCGGCGCTGATCGCCGCCGGCTTCGGCCGCGCCATCCGCTCGATCGATTCCGCCTTGGCGTGGCCCTACGTCGGCGACAAAATCCCGGACAATCGAGCCGGCAAGCCATTCTTCGCCCGGATCTGGCTAGAGGCAATTGTCGACAACACCTATGGTGCTCCGACCATCAGGTTCCTGAAGTCCAACGGAACGACTGCGCAGAGCATCCCGCTGGTGCTAGAGAAGACGATCTCGAATCGGGCGGCGATATACAGCATCGCCTCGACGGTACCGGACTGGCAGGTCAACAACCCGGGCGCCGGTGAGTACAGCTATGTGCTGCTCGGCACCGGCCTGTCCGGCGGGACGCCGGAGGTTCGCGTTGCCGGCGTGCAGTACGCCTTCGGCCAGGGTGCGCAATGGGTCGAGAGGAACGACTTTCCGACGACCCCGGCGAACGGCATCCGCCTCTCCAACCTGGAGGCCCAGGCGACGGTGACCGATCCGGTGCCGTCGATCCTCTACGGCGAAGATCTGTGGCTGATCCTGGGCCGAAAACAGTCGCTGCACATCGATAACCTCTATGAGAAGCGGACCGAGCGGAAGGGCGTGCTGACAACCCTGTTCGCCCCCAATCCGAACATCAACGACCTCGCCGCCAAGCCATATGAACAGACGAAGGAGGCGGGCTCCTTCATCATCGACCCGGTCGAGCTGGGCGCCAGCGCAAACCTGTGGGCGCATCGCTACAGCGATGCCGCCGGCGGCGCGGGGCTCGGCCGGTCCTATCGATCGGCGGCCATCACAGTTCATAAGGCTGCGATGTCTGGTGTCGGCGCGGTTCGCGTGATGGGCATCGGCGACAGCATTATGTCGCAGACGCTTTCCCTATATGTTCAGACGATCCTATCGGACCGCGGCAATTCGGTGACGATGTCCGGCACATGCGGCCTGAACGAGGGGCGCCCAGGCTCGACCATCGCCGACCATATTCGGGCCCGCACCAGCTATCTGACGCCGGTCACCAGCTTCGCCAGTTATCTCGCGGCGACCCCGGCCGAGAAACAATTGATGGACCCATGGACTCGCCCGTCGGTCGGCGGCGACCCAGCCGGCTCGATCTACAATGGCCGCATTTACGACTTTTCTTACTATCTGACCGGCACCGGCATCACGCCGCCGACACACGTCTGGATCTGCCTCGGCACCAATGACATCGGCTCATATACGCCGAGCGAGGCAGCGGAGTGGATCGAGAAGGGGATCACCATCATGGTGGGCTCAATCCTGGCGGCAGTGCCGGGGGTTAAGATCGCTCTCGCGCTGCCAACCCTGCCGCGGATGGCTGCCGGCGACACCCGCTGGAACGATGCCTATGGCCCGGCGCTGCGGAAGATCTTGAAGTTCAAACGGACGCTGGCCAACCCGCAGGTCAAGGTGCTGCCGATCTGGGCGCACATCAACCAAGTCACGGCTTTCGCCAGCAACGAGGTGGTGGTCTCGACTGACGCCGACACCGGCATGCAAACGCTGGACAACGGCGACATGTTGCACCCTTCGCAGGCCGGCGTGCATCAGTACGCTGAGGTGGTGGCGGCCTGGGTGGCGAACACCTTCGACGGGACCTGATCGGCGATTGCGTTCGCCTTGTGGCGCGGGCACGATCCGCCCGTTGCGATGGTGGCCGGCGGGAGGGGCGGGCGGAGTGAAGCGCGTAATTCGGGCCCTGCTCCGCTCAGTGCCGGCGAGATTGTTGGTGCGCTGCCTCATGGTGGTAGGTCGCGCATCCTCAAGCCTGGCGAGCGCAGCCAAGACGGTCACGCTGTTCCCGCGATCGGAGGATTGCTTCTGCCATTGGTCTGCGGAGGTAAAGAATCCCGGCTACATCACTCTTGGTCGGGGTGTAATCATTGGTCCGCGCTGTACGATCGGTGCCGCCTCGGCGATACAGCTCGGCGACCACGTGCACCTATCGAAAGGCGTCTATGTGGAGACCGCCGGTCTTGATTTCTCGGTTGCGGCGCCCTATCCGCATGTGCACAGGCCGATCGTGATTGGTCAAGGCGTCTGGGTCGGCGCGGACGCAATCGTCCTCGGTGGCGTTACCATTGGTGATCGGGCGGTGATCGGCGCGGGCGCAGTCGTCAGCAAAGACGTCCCGCCGGACACGATTGTAACCGGCCAGCCAATGCGGCAGAGGTCGAGGTGATGGACCTTAAGCTGCCATCTCGCGCCTGATCGCGTGCGGCCTGCTTCGCGTCACCACGACGGCAAGCCAGAAAACTCCGAACGCCAAATTGTAGAAGATGCCATAGGCGGACATGAAGGTGTTCACGACGATGGCCGATGCCACCTGCATGACGAAGGCAACATAAAGCGGAAGTACTGCTATCTCGCCGGCCAGCACTTGGCTGCGAATCCACGAGATGAGAGCCCCGAGCAGAAGACAAAAGATTGGGGCGAAGGCGCCAAAGTCGACAAAGAACGGCCCGAACATCGTCGTATAGATGCCGACCCGCGGAGTCGACATCGTGACCAAGTTGCCATCGTAATCTAAGCCCCAAAGAGCATGGGCTAATCGGACAAAAATGGAAAAGGTATATCCACCCCACTGTTCGCCGTTATGATAGTGCTCGGTGAGATAAACGAATTCGGGAACGCCATGAAGAATATATTGAGCAAAAGTTGTTCCAATGAAAACTGTGTCACGCTCCCAATCGGAGAGATTTGTCACAAAACTGAAATAATCAGAAGTTACCGGAACCATGTGTGTGAAGGCAGATAGTTTGATTGATTTTTCTATATTCAATCCAAATTCGCTAATTCTAGCAATAAATAGAAGGTCACCAAGATAAAGAAGAGCTAAAACAAAGGCGACGCAGAACGCGATAATCATCTTTGATGTATGTGGAAAGATAATGAGGCGAGAGATTAAAAGCATTCCAATGCTCATGAACATACTGGATCGGGAGCCAATCACGATGGTAAGAACAGGCCATAGCAGGGCCAATCCGATGCTCATCCATGCCCGGCCGACCCTAATGCCGTTCCGGCGTCCCACCGCGTGGAACATGTAAGGTGCCAGCGTGAAAGGTATCAGCAGCGTTGAGGCCATGGAGAAGGCACTAGCGCCAGCTGTCTCGATCTTCTCTCGATTCTCGAAAAAGCCGACGTCGACGGACAAGCCGCGCAACACCGCCCAGTCGAAGATTCTGAGCCCGATGCCTAGTAATCCGAGCGCGAAGGTGACTCGGTATAGGCGCGCCCACTCATCCGGATCCGCCGGCCGGCTCGTACGCGTACGTGATTCGAATAGTACTAGCCCCAAGAGCAGGCCAACCAGGCATCCACCAAGAAGGATGTAGGGATAGGTGGCAGGCGACGTGTACATCTCGACCGGCGCGAGCCAGTAGATGGCCAGCCAAGCTAGACACATCCACAGCAGCACGCTGGCAGGCGTCAATGCGCGAGGGTTGATCAGGCTGTATTCGGCAAGCCGGGTCATGTGCAATTCGCCAGGATGAATCTAGCCGATCTTCGCTGCTCCCGACGGCGAATGCCAGCACCTTCGCCCGCCGCCGGCGGGCTTTTTCATGCCCGGAAAGGAGGAGCGGATGCAGGAGGTACTGCCGCCGGAGAACATCGTCATCCGCAAGGACAGCCCGGCCGCCTGGGTCTATCGGATCTGCTTGTTCGTCGGCCTGGCCGTGATGGGCGGTCTCGGCTACCGCATCTCGGAATCGATTCTGAGCCGGCTGGACGGCCTGTTCGGCGTGGTCGCCAAGGTCGACCAACTGGCGAAGGACCAGGCCGAGGTGAAGCTCATCGTCGATCAGTTGGCGAGAGATCGGGCCGGCTATGCCGCCGCGGCCGATTTGCAGGGGCTGACCGGACGCGTCGACAAACTGACCGGCCGCGTCGACGCCATTGAGCCGCTGCTCAACAGCCTCGTGGCACCGGTCGAACGGCCTCGGCCGGCGAAATGAGGCCATCATCCTGCTGTCAGCGTTGAGCGCGTATCCGGTCGAGGGTGTCACACGCCCTGTGATGCCACCCGTCGACCCCCGGGCGCCGGGGACATCGCGATCCGACGCGGCGGGGCGTGGAAGCCGATCCGGCTACGGACGCGGTGGCCGGGCAGATCGCGGCGCTGCAGGAAAGCCATGCCGCGGCCGAGGCGGCGATCGCGGAATGCGGCCGGGCGACGGGGCAGGGCGGTGCAGGTCCTGCACCGGCTCGGCTTCGGCCTGCAATCGGCTCGCCGGCTTCGATGTCGGCCTCATTTCGGCGGCTGGCCTTGGAAGACGATGCCGCCCTGCGGGCCCACGGTGCCGCCGAGATCCTTCACCAGGGGTTCGGCGGCCCGGTCCAGCACGCTGGGCTGCTTGGGCTTCGGCGGGGGAGGCGGGCCCCATTCGCCGGAGCATGCTGACAGCCCGGCCAGCAGCATCGCGGCCCCGATCTTCGGCAGCGTGTTCATGTCCACTCCCCCTCGACATTCGTACGGATCCTAGCGCCTGCCGCGGCACAGCGGCAGCGACATTTCTTCGACCAGCCCCGCCTAGCGCGGGGTACTTCCATTCGAGGAGATCGACATGGCTGGACAGACCCGCGGCGAGCGGAATCTGAACCCGGGGAACATCGAGCGGAGCTCGGCCAACAAATGGCAAGGCAGGGTCTCAGATGCCGACTACCGCAGCAGCACCGAGTACCGGCAGAACGGCGCCCGGTTCGAGGTGTTCTCGGCTGTCGAATGGGGCATCCGAGCCCTGGCCGTGCTGCTGATCGCCTACCAGGACAGGCACGGCCTGCGGACGATCAGCAGCATCATCAACCGCTGGGCGCCCCCGGGCGAGAATGCGAGCTCGGCCTATGTCGACCAGGTTGCCCGGCTGACCGGCTTCGGGCCGGACACCGTGCTTGATCTGCATGGCTACGCCCATCTCGCGCCGCTGGTGCGCGCCATCGTCACCCACGAGAACGGCCGGTGCGTCTACAGCCAGGCCACCCTCGACGACGGGCTGTTCCGCGCCGGGGTGAAGCCGCCCGGCAAGGTCGTATCCAGCCGTGCCGCAAACGTGGCCAAGACGGCGGCCATCGCCGGCGGCGGCAGCATCGCGCTGGTCGGTGCCGTCACCGACGGGCTGCAGACGGCGGCGCCGGCGATCCCGATCATCCGCGACATCGCCGCGTTGCCCTGGTGGCTGCTGCTGGCCGGCGGCGCGGCGGCGACGATCGCCATCATCGTCTGGCTGGCGCTGAGGCGGAAATGATCGCCGCGGCGTGGGCCTGGTTCGCCGGCTCGAAGCTGGGCCGGTGGATCATCGCTGCCGCCGCTCTGGTGCTGGCGATCGGAAGCGCCTTGTTGCTGGGCCGGCGGCAGGGTCGCCAGGCGCAGGAACGGGAACAGGAGGCAGAAGATCATGAAGCCTATCGCGACGCGGTCGACACGCGGAACCGGATCGAGGATCGCGTTCGCCGCGCTGGTGACGGCATCGCTGCTGACGAGCTGCGGAAGCGGTGGTCGCGCGACTGACTGCGCCTGGGTCCGACCGATCTACACCAGCCAGGCCGATGAGCTGACCGATGACACGGCCCGGCAGATCCTGGCGCAGAACGAGACGGGGGCGAAAATCTGTGGATGGAAGTGATCGTTGTGTCGGATAAGGGCATTGCGCCGCCGCGCTCGCGTTGGCAGACTGGCGCGCCCGATGCGTGGAAAATTCGCTACAAGTTTTTCGAAGAGTTGCCCTGATGAATATGGTCAATGGTAATGAAGGCACTGCAGGAGAAGTGCAGTCGCTCGACAAACGGCACTACGATAATGAAGTGCAATACTTCGAGGTTCCTGGGTTTTTAGACCGTCACGAAACCATGATGCGAGAGTATCAGGCATCGTTTAAGGCCAAGTTGGCCCAATATGCCGCGAAGCGAGGAGGCATCCGGACGCTCGAACTTGGGGCCGGCACGTGCACGATGTCGTTGATGTTGTCGCGGGAGCCGTGGGTCCGCTCGATGCACTGCTCAGATATATCTGCGACGCGGATGTCTGTCCTTGCTGAACGCATTGCTGCGCGTGTGGGCGGAACTACAGAGCGGATGACGTTCTCCGAAGCAGACTTTACCGACCCGCTGAGTTTTTCGGATAAGTCATTTGATGTAATATTTTTTGACTCCGCACTTCATCATTCAAGAAATATGTGGACGACACTACGTGAGTGTCATCGTGTTCTAGATGATGGTGGATTGCTTATTGCACAGAGGGAGCAGTATCTTGGTCGTCTTACCTATGGGCCGATTCTACGGCGCATTCTTCGATCTCGGCAGGTGCGAGATGGGGTGACCGAGAATGCGTACTTCAAGGAGCAATACAACTACTATCTTCGGGCGACGGGCTTTCTTCCGTCGTTTGTTCCGGTCTCGCATGGCCGGCTCCGCTATATAGCTCCCCTCAACGGCTGGGTGCACAGCAAATGGACGATCATCGCAGAGAAGATGACGCAGGCGCCATACCTCGGATGA